CGCACAACTTCAATCTTTGCAGGATGATTTGAGCGTAGTGGTTAAGGCGGGTAATGCTACTTTCATTGATGACATTCGGGATTTAGAATTAGAAGACTTAGACCTTTCAGAACATAACCATCAGATAACACTAGCGAACGTTGAAGCTAACCGATTTAACGACTACACAGATAGTTACGTTTACCCTGACGTTGACTACAACTATTTGAACACTATTGAAAACCCCATACCGTATTGGTTTTTATTTCCAGGGGTGTACGCTTACGAAATACTAAGTAAAATCGTAACGGGTGCAGGATATACTTTATTGGGGGATATTACATCTAATCCGTTATTTAGAAAAATGGTCGTTCCATTTAGCAGGGAATATCCAAGAGCAAGCGATGCGTTTAGGGATGGACAACGGTTTAGAGCAAATCTAAAACCAGCGATATTAATATACACAGGTTTAGACGCGCCTCCAGCAAACTCATCAGCTGAGTACTTTCGATATGTTGCAGGGTTTGATAACGATTCAACGGGCGGTTACTTTGACAACTCAGGAGACTTTACTACTGGTAATTGGGCAGGTGAGCAATTGGTTATTTTTCCTACTGAATTATCCTATTATCAACCATCTATTGTATTCGACCAATCATTAAGGTTTGATTGCAGGATAGTGGTTACGGGGTGGACTGTTGGATGTAGGTTGTCCATTGCCTTAACTGGTAATATTTACAGTCAATGGAGTAATTCGGTTTACACTCACGAAACAGAAGCTAATAGCGATGGAACGTTTGACATAAGCCTTGAATTATTTCAAGATGACCTGCCAAATTTAGGTGGTAGAAACATGGTAAGGGTCATCCTTGACGGCATAACCTCCGCACCTTACACTAGCGGAAGCGCATCCAGCCACCCGAACGCGCCGACCGTTGAATTTGTTTCGGGAGTTATGTACAACGACCCGAACAATACTTACAACTATGCGAATGAGTTTGAAATGGCGGCTAATTTGCCCGACATGAAACAAACGGACTTTATTAAATACATAGTTAATGCGTTCTCGTTATTAATCGTAACCAACAAGGAATTAAACACCGTGTCTTTTGAACTATTTGATGACTTACAAGCAAACGGAACAGATGACTGGAGTAGCAAAATAGACCTTACAGAAGAACCTACAATTGAGCCTAAATATGGGAACTACCTAAAAAATAACATATTCAAATACGGCAATAACAAATCAGATAAATCAATAAAGTTAGATCCCGAATATGGTCAGCATAATGTAATTAGAGACGTTGCGCCAAAAGGTATTAAAACGGTTTATTCATCAGCTTTCTCAGCGTCTAAACCATTGATTGATTATCCTTCAACAATGTTTATCCATTACTTTGATGGTGAAACATTTAAGATGGAAACCACGGCAGTAAGTAATGGCGCGGAGGTTACCGTGTTGAGTACAGATAGGATTAGTGAAGGTGATGAGATAGTATTTGTTAATTTGAACGGTTCACTTCTTTACGATGGAGATTCTGTTAACGGTAAAAAAGGATTGATTGTCAGAGAAATAACATCTCAAACGGTGTTTGATATTCAAGGCTCATTTACTGGTGGTGTTGCAACAAGCGGAGAGTTTATAGTTGTCAAATCTCCAAGGAAAACGAAAGACCCAAAACCAAGAGTAGCTATACATGATGTGATTAACGGTGGAGATGTTGGTTTGTTGCAGTTAATAGGAGGCACAACGGTTACACAAAGGAGTAGATTAACGTTTACAGATATTGAATTTAAAAACTTAATAGATGCGTATGGAAGTACTATTGTTTCTTTCATCCTCACGCCCCAAATGGTTAAGATGCTAATGAGATTATCAGCCGTGGATATTAACCAGATTGATTTTAGTAAACCGAAGTGGATAGACCTATACAACTGCTATTTCTATTTGAGCTTCGTTAACCAGTACAAGGTTAACCAAGTGGATAGCACCGAGGTAGAACTAATTAAATTACCATGATAGACGTAACAACAATGACGTACCATGAGCTAATGGATACGTTGAAAAAGATTACATCGGAGCTTAAAGCAAGGGATAAAGATGTAGCGTGTAGTACAGGCAACAGCCTACAAGGAAATTATAAATTGTAATAGTAATGGCTGAAGAAAAAAAGGTACTCGTTGATATTGAAATCAACTCCGAAGACATTAAGAAAGCGCGGGATGCAATGTCTAGTTCTGCAAAAGAGGCGGCACTACTTACGCTTGAGCTTAACAAGCTAAAGGAAGAACAGAAAAAGAACAACGCGGAAGCAAAGGCAGGAGCAATTAGCGCAACTGAGTTAGCAAGCAGGCAAGCAGGGTTAAAGCTGCAAATGACCGAGACTTCAAAGGCACTTGCAGCAAGCAATAAAGACTACGTCAACAACAAGATAGTTGTGGATGCCGCGAAGGGTTCTAACGACCAACTCAAAGCGCGGTTGTCCTTGTTGACGAAAGAGTACAACGCGATGTCCGAAGAACAAAAGGTTAACACGGAATCCGGAAAGCAACTAGGCGCAACGGTTGATACTTTAACCACTAAGCTAAAGGGCAACGAAAAGGCGGTTGGAGACAACAGGCGCAACGTAGGTAACTATGAAGATGCGCTGGGAAAGGCTACTGGAAAGATTGGTGAGTTTGGTGACATGGCGGGTAAGATGCCCGGAACACTAGGAAAGTTTGGTCAAGGGTTAAGCGGTGTTGCTAGTGGGTTTGGAAAAGCGACAATTGCAGCGATGAAGTTCTTGCTTACTCCGATTGGCGCAGTAATAGGTGGGATTGCTTTAGCTGTTGGCTCAATCGTTGGGGTGTTCAAATTATTCTCAGAATCGCTTAATAGAACGGAGGACGGTGCGGCTGCATTGTCGGGCGTTATGAATGTCTTCAAAGGCATAATGAGTGGCGTTCTCAAGACCGTTGAGCCTATCGCACTGTTCTTGGTTGAAGGTCTTGCAGATGGCTTTGAGAAACTGGGCGAAGTAGTCGAGACGGTATCGAAAGGAATCGAAAAGGCTTTGAGGTTTATTGGAATGGAAGCGGCTGCAAACGGGCTTAACACCATAACCACAAACATTGAAGAAACGTCTTCGGCAACGGCTAAATTAAGCAAGGCAGAAGCAGAATTAAACAAGATAAAACGGGAGCAGGGCAAGATTCAATTAGAGTTTCAAAACCGAGCAGAAAAACAACGGCAAATTAGAGACGATGAATCAAAGTCGATAAAGGAACGGATGCAAGCTAACAGAGACTTGGGAGTTGTATTGACCGAACAGTCTTCGGTTGAAACGGCACTAGCTCAAAGGTCTTTAGAAATTGCAAATCTTAGGATAAAAGCGGAAGGAGATAGTTCTGAAAACCTAGACCGAAAAGCCGAGGCGGAATTGAAGTTACTTGAGATTGAAGAACGTATCAATTCGCAGCGGTCGGAGCAAATGACGAATGAAAATTCGTTGATTCGGGACGGTGTTGCACTTGCTAAAGAAGCCAACGCTACAAGGATTGCAATTCTCAAGGAAAAGGAAGAGGCAACCAAGGAAGAGGAAGAGGCAACCAAGGAAGCGGCAGCCGCGTTAATCAAATCGTTTGAAGACCAAAGGTCGTTGATCGATGAAGCCGCTGAACTAGAAAAGAACCAAGCTATCATAAGCATTGAGAGCGCGGAAGAACGCGCGGAAAAGATTGCATTCATTGACCGTGAAACGCTACAAAAAAAGATAGATAGTCTAAATAATGAGATGGTCGAGGAGACGGCAGCCGCTGGGATGGTTAGTGCTATTGACGAAGAAAAGTACGCCAAGCAATTAGCCCTCCGCGCAAAGTTTGAAGCGGAGTTGGCGGAAATGGCTAGAGAGTCTTCAGATAGAGAGTTCAATGATGCTGTAAGACTAAGTTCTGACAAACTAAAACTCGCAGAACTACAAGCCGACAATGAGATTCAAAACACAGAAGAACTTGAGCGTAAAAAGAAAGAGTTAAGACTTGCGGCATTACAGGAACAGTTAGCATTAACAAAACAATTCTTTGGTGAGTTGTCAGAGGAGGAGCAAATCCAACTCGACACGCTGGCAGCAATGATTGAGAAGTTGAAGATTGATGCAGCAACACCACCCGAAGACGGTGGAACTTTAGCTAGTGGTTTAGGCATTGACGAGGAAGGGTTAGAAAAGGCGGAAGCAGCGTTCCAAATACTTTCAGACGGTTTGAATGCAGTTTCTCAAATAGTAAACGCACAGGCAACGGTTCAGTTAAACAACCTAGATGCAAGAACTCAGGCTGAGATTGACGCGGTTGAAACATCAACAGCAACTGAAGAAGTCAAGGCAGCGAAGATTAAAGCGATTGAAAGGAAAGCCGCAACCGAAGAGTGGAAAATCAAAAAGAAGCAATTCGAGGCTAATCAAAAAATCTCAATTACTCAGGCAATTATCGCAGGCGCGTTAGGTGTTGTTAATGCTTTCCAACTCGGTCCGATAGCAGGGGCGATTGCAGCCATTTTAATTGCAGCTACAACGGTTAGTCAAGTCGCAGCCATAGCAAGTGCAAAACCACCAGCAGCCCCAAAGTTCGCAAGGGGTGGTTATGTCTCAGGTGCCGGAACGGAGACAAGCGACAGCATCGATGCTAAACTGTCAACCGGTGAGAGTGTGAATAATGCACGAACCACTAAAATGTTTGGGCGTGAAATTTCCGCGATGAATGCGTTAGGTGGTGGAGTTGATTGGTTTAAGAACACCAATGCAAGCGGAAACCGATTTGCCCAGGGTGGTATCGTATCTCCAACTTTCGCGGCTAGGCAGACTACACAAGTCGCAGGGTTAAGCCGTAACGACCTAGCGGAAGTAATTGCACAGATGCCAGCCCCTATTGTAACGGTATCAGATATTAACCGCGTACAAGGTCAAGTTGCAACGGTTAGTCAATCAGCAGATTTATAGTATATTTGGACAAAACAAAAAAACATGAAAGAGATTAAATTAGGAGTAATCGCACAAGACAAGATTACGGGATTCAAAGGAATAGTGACCGCTCACGTTAAGTACTTAACTGGATGCGACCAGTACTGCCTAAGACCCAAAGTAAACGACAAGGGCGAATTGCAGGAGGGTATTTATTTTGACGGTGGACAACTCGAAGTAATAGGCGAGGGCGTACTAGAAAGCGATGTTCAAGGAGATGAAAAGGGAGGTCCGAACATGAACGCTCCCTCAAGATAATTGTAGTATATTTGCGGTTCATCGTTTATTGTTTAGTTCGTTAGAAAGCCTATTCGTTAATTCGGGTAGGTTTTCTTTCTTTTTGTTGTATAGTTAAAACTTTATCGTAGATTTGACGGATAACTAAATAATTAAACGATGATTACACTAAACATTGATTTGACAACGGAAAGCGAAAGAGAACATTTTGACCCTGACAATATGGAGTACACAATAGGAACGATAGAGTTTGATAATTTTATTGACTTTAACGTATACTTAATGTGTGAAATGAACGCAGGAGACCAAAAAGTTTATATCCTTGGATATGGTGGTGACGAAGATGGTGGTGACGAAGACGGTATTGTTTTTATTGACCATTTAACATGTAATATACTTGATAATGTTAGTTCACATTTGAGAGATGTTTATGAAGGCAGCGTTGAGGATTTTGATATGAACGTTTTTCTATTTGCTCAGGATAATTACAACGATGCGTATAGACTAGCAATAGATTTAAAAGAGACTACTGGAATGTTGGACTTTCAAATAGAGACAGACAAGCCCGACCCAACAGTTTCTAATGGTGGGATTAAAGTAACCCAACTTCCTAATTGAATTAATATTAACTTTGTAAAGTCCTATTCAGGGCAGTTCCTTGCCGAACAATTAGCCGTTGCAGAAATGTAGCGGCTTCTTTCGTTTAGTCCTTAGTGTAATTCCTAACAGCCTTACGGATA